CTACTGCAAACGCTGTTGACATTTGGGTATTCTTTACGCCAAATAACGGCACGACATGGTATGGCAACATCTCCATGAAGAACATGATAGCCTAAGCGGAAAGAGCGCCCAATGGATCAGAACGAAATAATGTATAAAAACCCTCAACAGCTAGAGCATGAAAAGGCCATGACTGAGCAGGCCCGTCAACAACAACGTCTTGAGGTTATTCGGCTCGCCCAACAGACATTACTTGAAAATGCAAGGTCACGCCCCGCCGGAGAGCGGGAAGTAATTGCTGCTGACATTGAGGATTTTGCAAAGTCTCTGCTTAATTTAATGGCATCGTAATGGAGGGCTTTGCATATTTCCCGGCCATTGTGTACAGAGACGAGCGGCCTGATCTCATAGAACGCATTCTTCCTACATGCTTAGAGCATTTGGACCGAGTGCGTGACGAGGCGTCGCCAATTTGTCAGTCTGCCAATCTTGCTCACGAGCCTGCGCTCCGCGAGCTATCTGACTATTTGCTAGTCTCAGCCGTAGAAATCCTCCGAGGGCAGGGATACGCAACGGATCGCTATGACTTTCATATTTCTGGCCTCTGGGCGCAGGAGGTAAAGAAGGGAGCTGGGACTAACGTCCATATCCATAAGAATAGTCAGATAGCCGGTTGGTTCTTCATTGAGGTTCCTGAGAACGGCGCGTACCCGTTATACCACGATACGCGGATGAACAAGGCGGCTCTTGAGTTGGATTACGCACCAAGTGATCAGGTTGAAAACGCAACCAGTAGCATCCATTTTAACAACATGATACCGGGTTCAGTCCTCTTTTCAAACTCGTGGATGCAGCACCAACTTGTTGGTGGGAGTTCTGAAACGCCTACGCAATGCGTGCATTTCATCATTTCGCATAAGGACCGACCATGCAGCACATGCTAACTCCTTATACCATACCCGTGGAGCCGTTTGTCTGGTGGGAAGGCGCGTTCACGGAACAAGAGCTTGATTGGCTGCAAGAGCGGTCCAAGAACGCCGACCAGCAGGCTCAGGTGGGCGGCAACCCAAGTGGTGACGAGCTTAACAACATCCGCCGGTCGCAAGTTTCATGGCTCAACAAGACGTCGGAGACGGCGTGGGTGTTCGATAAGCTGGCGCACGTTGCTTCGTCGTTAAACGCGCAGTTTTACCGCTTTGACCTGACGGGGTTTGGTGAGGCTATACAGCTAACTAACTATAACCAGTCCGAGCATGGTATGTATGGATGGCACCAAGACTACAGCGGGAACAGCACTCCTAGTCGTAAGTTGAGCCTCGTCCTCCAACTGTCTGATCCAGCGCAGTATGAGGGTGGCAACCTTCAAGTCATGACAGGTGGTGAGCCAAAGAACGTCCGCAAACAGCGGGGTTTGATTGCTGCTTTCCCCGCTTATACTCTCCATCAAGTTACACCCGTCACGCAAGGGACACGTCAGTCTCTCGTGACATGGATTTCAGGACCAGCATTCCGATGATTGAAGAATATAAAGAGTTTATCGGTATCTACCGAGACGTAACCCCCGAGGGTTATTGTCAGCACATGATCGAAGAGTTTGATCGGTTGCAAGCCGAAGGTATGGGCAGTAACCGCCAACGGGCTGAAGGCACTGCTTTGCACTCGAAGAACGACCACGCGATGTTCTTGGAAACCGGTACAGGCACGATGTTCAACTATTTCGACGAGCAGCCAGTACTACGCCGATTTTACAACGCTACGCAAATGTGCTTTGAGACATACAGCAGCAAGTTTTCAGTGCTACAAGATAGCTCAATTATGGGCACATGCGCTAAGATGCAAAAAACACCCCCCGGCGGTGGCTACCATCTGTGGCACGGTGAACAAGCTTCAGGTGTGCAAGCGGCTAGGGTACTTACTTATATGTTATACCTTAACACCCTTGAACCTGAAGAAGGCGGTGAGACTGAGTTTTTGTATCAGAGACTTCGACTGCGCCCCGAAGCCAACACTATGGTTGTATGGCCTGCTGCATACACGCACGCGCACCGGGGGAACCCTGTCTTAGGTATCCGGGATAAATATGTTATAACGGGTTGGTTCTACTATAATTGAGGTAAGATATGGCTATCGGCACTACAAAAACTACGCTTTTTGGCGCTCCGGGCGGTGTCCCTGCCGGGTCTCAAACATTTAACGCAAGTGGTACGTTCTCCGCCCCATCAGGGCTTTCTACAGTCACGCTCAGTGGTCGAGGGGGCACTGGTAACCCTGGAAATTCGGGGAACAACGGCAATCCGGGCGCGGGTGGTAACGGCGGCTACGGCGGAGCTTCCACTCTTTACGTGTGGATAGATATAGGTTGTTGTCTTGGTTATTACGATATTAATAATCTCAGATATGGCGGTGTTAGCGGTCTTAACTTCTATGGCGGCAACACTGGACCCGGAAACCCGGGAAACCCGGGAAACGCAGGTGGTACGTCCGCAGCATTAGGGTATAATTTTGCGGGTGGTGCGGCAGGGACCGGCGGAAGCGGGGGGACATCACCTCCAAACGCCCCCAGCGGCGTTTCTGGCGGTGACACAACTTACTATAGTGGTGGGCCATGCAACGCGACGCGTTTTATGGGTAATGGTGGTCCGGGTGGTTCGGCAGGGCCTCTCACTTTGCGTACCGGTGGCAATGGGGCACCCGCATCTAACTATGGCGGCGCTGGCGGCGGCGGCGGTGGGGGCACTAGCAATGCTGGAGGAAACGCTACTAACCAGCCCGGTGGTTCGGCAGGCACTCCGGGTGGTGGGGCCGGTGGAACTGGAGGGCCTGTTTTTGGTCAGGCTGACGGAACTCCCGGTGGTGCGGCAACCGACGCACGCGCTGGTGCAGGCGGCGGAGGCGGGGGTATCTATTATAGTGGCTGTTATGGCGGTTCTTGGGGCGGTGCCGGTGGAGGCGGCGGCGCAGCTATTAACGCGGTTTCTAGCGGCAATTTCGGCAGTCCGGGCAATTCCGGCAGTGCTGCGTCGCCTATTACTTACAACCCTGTCTCCGTAACAGGCGGTAGCTCTTATCCGGTGACCGTTGCTTCAGGTGGATTTGTTAATGTTTCGTGGAATGCGCAGTGATGTCTGATGGCTTAAAAGGTCTTTCTAGGAAAGAAAAACAAATCGTCCGTGAGCACAACGAGCGGATGCGGCAGCGCGGATTGGAGAACTCTTTTGCAGAGCAAGAGAGTAGAGGGCGCAGTATCTCCATTGGGACTGCCTTTGGTGGCGTTCTTGAGGTTTCCATGCGCAGAGGAGACGGCTCGCATACTTGGATTGTTTTGCAACCCGTCGAGGTGGTTGAGCTTATTAACCAGATGGCGGCTGGGATTGGGTGTCACCTTCACTTGCAGCCACGCAAAGATTTTGCAAGCTGGAGAAGCTGGAACCACACCGAAGAAGAGCTTGAGCATTTTCGCGGCCAACAGCGTTCTGTGGGCGAGGGTCATCCCCCGCATGCTAAAGCTATCGTAGACGGCGGTTATGGTTCTTCGCTTCCGGCTCCTGAAGAACAAGCCGGAATGCCAACCCCTATTTTGGAAAAAAAGCATGACGAAGTTATGGCAATTAAAGCGCCTAAGCAGCGGCGAAAGTCTAAGCGAGGCGCAGCTTCTTCCTGAAAACTGGGGGCCAGTCTTTGGGCTGGCCAACTTTGAGGATAAGCTAGGCGACTTGTCATGGATCGGCCCAGAGCATGTAGACACTGGGTGGTTCGTTGTTGGGGAGCTTCCTGTAGCGCCCGAGGCAACGCCCGCCGATCTGGCGTGGGAACAGGCCAAGAAACTCTTGAGGGAAAGTGATTGGACTATGCTTCCCGACGTACCTATCACGACCGATAAGCGACGTGAGTGGGAAGAGTGGCGGCGTTTTGTGCGTGAGATACGCATGCACCCTGATTGGCCAAATGTGGTGATCCCACCTCAACCTGAATGAATCATTTTCGCATCCGCTTTAATAAGTCCGCAGGGCAGCCGGGGCGCGGGTCGCACGAGCATGTCTGGCGCGTATTCGAGGACGGCAAAGAGCATTTGGCGCGGCATGTGCGCATACTGGTGCCTAGCTGGTCAGAAGCCGACGGCCCCGATTGGAACATCGCTTGCAACGGGAGGCTGACGTTTTACAGCGACACTGATACCGCTGTGATACAGTCGTGACATACGCGCTTTTTAATGGTAAGGCGCGAGTTATCTACGAAGAAAATGATAAGGCATAATCATGGAAATAACGCTCAAGCTAAATGTTGATGAGATCAACGCCGTTCTTCACACGCTTGGCAATCTGCCTACGTCTTCGGGTGCATGGCCTCTGGTTGTAAAGATCAAGGAGCAGGCTGAAGCCCAGATTCCTGAAGAGCAGGTTCAAGTTGATGAGCAGACTGAGGCGTAATCGCCCTTGATAGATATTTAGGTGGGAGTTCAGCGTGGCTAACATTAAGATTACACAACTCGGACCGGCGACAGTCCCACTTGCAGGAACCGAAGTTCTTGAGCTGGTTCAGGCCAGCACTAGCGTTCAGGTGGCGGCCAGCGCGATTGCCAATACCGCCACTAACGTCCGCACGGTTGCGACTGGTGGAACTGGGGTGGCTACGCTTTCTTCGGGGCAGTACCTCAAGGGTAACGGCACATCGGCCATAACCAGTACCGCGACCATACCGTTTAACGACATTGCCGGTCGCGCATATATTTCTGCATTCAGCGCCATTGATCAAACTGGCAACATCGCTGCGGCCACGGCTGCCATCATCGGGACTACTTCTTTCAGCTCTGGTATCTCCATTGCCAACAATGGCAGCGGAAATCCTACCCGAATTACCTTTACGGAAGCTGGAACGTATATGCTTGCGCCAAGCATCCAGTTTAAAAACGTGGATAGTAGCGACCACGACGCTACAGTTTGGTTCCGCAAGAATGGGACTGACATCGCAAACTCTGCTACTATAATTAATGTTCCCAAGGCCGCAGATGGTGGTGCGCAGTTCTTCCAGATTGTAATCTATGAGCAGGTTACGGCAGGTCAGTACATTGAAATCATGTGGCTTCCTGAAGATGCAGATGTGACTATTGACTATACGGCTGCAGGAGCCATTGCCCCAGCCATCCCATCGATAATCGTAGTCTCTGAGCGAATCGCATAATGATCGAACAGCTCATCAGCCGCGTATTCTACGCTCGCAATCTTGCCCACTTCGCTCACTGGCGCGCCAAGGGTGATGGCAGCTACGCTAAGCACAAGGCGTTGGGTAAGTTCTATGACGGTGTGATTGATGCGATTGACCCGCTGGTTGAGGCTTATCAGGGTGCGTATGAGCTGATCGGAGCTATTCCAGTTCCCGAAGAAATGGAAAAAGATATTCTGAAGTGCCTTGAATCCGATGCTGAATGGATCGAGAAGAATCATGAAAAGATCTGCAAGGGCAACCGCGCAGTTGGTAATCTGGTTGACACGGTGACCGGCGTATATTTATCTGCAATCTATAAGCTGCGGAACCTGCGATAATGGACATCGACATCAACACCATAATCACTGTCATCGGCTTCATCGGTGGCCTGATAACGGTTTGGGTAAACCTCAACAGCAGGCTGACGCTGCTTGAGGCGCGTCTTGGCTTTGGTGACGAGAAGTTTAACGCTATCGACAAGAAGTTTGATGAGGTGATGATGCACCTTCGCCGGATTGAAGATAAATTGGATAACAAGGCTGATCGTTAATGAAGTGGTTCTTGCTACCTCTCGCGGCTCTGGCGCTGATTGGCTGCAAAGACCGCTATCGGTATGATTGCCAAGACCCTGAGAACTGGCAGGAGGAAATCTGCAAGAAGCCCAAGTGCATCGCTATGGGCTACTGCACCGAATGGCTGATAGACACAGGCAAAGAAGAGCATGAAGCCAAGAAGTGAATGGTCGCCAGAAGAGATGCTGCGGTTCATCGTCGGCATCGTGCTGTCGCTGACGCTGACGTTCATCGTTGCGACCGTGCTGTATTCGCTGGTGTTTGTATCGCAGCCGATGGAAGGGCAGTCGCCCAACGACGCTGAGTTTTTTAAACTGATTAACCCGATAGCGACGTTCATTGTCGGGGCGTTGGCAGGACTTATGGCGGGGCAGGGCAACGGCTCAATGACACCCAAACCGCCAGAAAAGATTGAAGGAGAAGAAGATGAGCTTCCTAAATAGTTTTGAAAGCAAGCATGACGGCGTCAACGATACCGTCGAGTTTGTCGTGCGCGTGGCAATCGTCACGCTGTCAGCAGTCATCTTGGTTGTCGTGCTGACGCTGGCTGTTGGCCTGTTTATGCCTAATGATGTCATAGAAAGCGCCGCCATCCTTGAGATGGTTAACCCTGCCTTCCAGACAATCATCGGCGCGTTTGTTGGTCTACTCGGCGGTCTGAGCCTCAACGCCAATGCGCGTGACAAAGAACCTGAGCCAGAAGCACCTGAACCAGAAGCTCCGCTCGAACTGACAACGGTGCATGTCGAAACCCCCGTTGACGAGCCTGAAGATGACGATGATGACGACATGGAGCCTTGGGAAAAGTACCGCAACGACCTGCGTTATGATGCCAACGGTGACGGCGTGGTTGACGAAGAAGACTTTCCAGATTGGCGGAGGGCTGGACAATGAGCCTTATAGAACTGCAGAAAAAAATTGGAGTTACCGCAGATGGTGCGTTCGGTCCGGGTACATTTAAGGCGGCTGCGGCTTTTTATAAACTATCACCTGATCGGGCTGCGCATTTCTTTGCTCAAACGGCGCATGAGTCGGGCAACTTCAAGTCGTTCAGCGAGAACCTGAACTACGGCGCGAAGGGTCTGCGCAGCATATTCCGCAAGTACTTTCCGACCGATGCACTGGCGCGTGCCTACGAGCGCAAGCCTGCAAAAATTGCTAACCGCGTCTATGGCAACCGCATGGGTAATGGCGACGAAGCGTCCGGCGAGGGTTTCGCTTTTCGCGGGCGCGGGGCCTTACAACTCACTGGAAAATTTAACTATTCTGAGTTTGCTAAGTACGTGAACCGCCCTGACGTTATGACGAACCCGGATCTAGTGGCTACCGAACTCGCCTTTGAAAGTGCGCTTTGGTTTTTTGACAAAAATAAGCTATGGTCCATCTGCGACCAAGGTATCAACGATGCCGCCATTCTGGCGTTAACGAAGCGGATCAACGGGGGCACGCACGGCCTCGATGACCGCAAACTGAAAACCAAGAAGTACGCTGCTTGGTTGTAAGGAGAAGAGTTATGGTTAATCTGAAGAAACTAATCCAGAAAGAAGCTGAGAAAGCAATCGTCAACAAAACCGTAGGCAAGATCCTGCCAATGGAAGACGCGCCGAAGCTGACGCTGATGGCCAAGCTGATGAACGTCAAGGGTAAGCTGACAGTTGCAATCGCTGCTATTACAGCTTTGATTGCGGCAGTTTATGAATTGATGTAAGGACTATTCTATGGCTACCGCGATGACGTATACCAGCTTGCTCAACGACCTCCGGAATTATCTGGAGCGTGGAGCTACGCTGGCTACTGACCCTTCAGTTTTCGTGCAGCTCCCAAGTCTTGTGGGGCTTGCTGAACGTCGTCTCGCGAGAGAGCTTAAGATCCAAGGGCTGGTCACTGTCGTGAATTCTACGCTGACTCAGGGGCAGGCGACATACCCAAAGCCTGACCGCTGGCGTGAAACCGTCAGCATAAGGGTCGGAACCGGAACTGGTTATAATACAACACGGGAAATATTCCCGCGTGCTTACGAATATATGCGGCAATACTGGCCAAATCAGACCCTCACTGGGACGCCGCGATTCTATGCTGACTATGACTATCAGCATTGGTTCTTTGCGCCCACGCCGTCCGATGATTTTCCTTACGAGCTTATTTACTATGAGCTACCACCGCTTCTTGGCGATGACGTTCAGACCAACTGGTTCACGGAATACGCACCCAGCGCGCTGCTCTACGCATCTCTTATGGAAGCCGCTCCGTTCCTGAAGAACGAAGAGATTATTCCAATTTGGCAGGCATTTTATGACCGTGCCGTCGCGGCACTTAATGGTGAGGATATTCGCCAGATCGTTGATCGCGGCATTATTCGCAGGGAGGACTGATAAATGCCATCGTTCACGAATACGTTCGGGGGTACGGTAGTTTACCCAGCAAACGTCAGTTACCGGGCGGTATCACTTTCCGCTAACGTCACCCTGACGTGGCCCACGGAACTTGCCACAGATACAAACACGACTGCTGCGATCATGGATGTAACGCCAACTGGCGCTGGCTTCACGATCCGTATGCCAGACGCTTCACAGGCAAGCGTCGGTGAAACCATTCTGTTCTTCAATCCCGGCGGTTCGTCTTTCACGGTTGCTGATAATGGCGGAAACACCATTGTTGTTGTCGCCTCCGGCCAGAGCTGGCAGATTTACCTCACGGCAAACTCTACGGTAAATGGATCGTGGCGTTCACTGGCTTATGGCACAGGCACGTCTTCGGTTAATGCTGGATCGCTGGCTGGCCTTGGCATTAAGGCTATCGGCACAACACTGAACCAGTCTATTGCCGTTGAATCGATCAATTCAAATTACACTCTGGCAGCTACTGATAGATCGC